TAGCCTATGCCCTTTGTATGCAGAAAGTAGGGGGCACGTTCATTTTGAAAATATTCGATTCCTTTATGAAACATACCGTCGACTTTATCGCTATTCTATCCTCGTCATATAAAAGGGTTTATTTAACAAAACCGCAAACCAGCAGATATGCCAATTCGGAAAAATATTTAGTTTGTATGGATTTTATAGGACACGATTCATCTATATATAATATTCTATATGACCAATTTTGCAAAATGCACGAGAACCCGAATCTAGATATAACGAAAATAATTTCAAAGGAGATTCCCTATTGTTTCATACAAAAATTAGAAGAATATAACGCGATATATGGCCAAAAACAAATACATAATATCAATTTCACGATTTCTATTATAGAAAATAAAAACAAACAAGATAAAATAGACGAATTAATAAAATCGAATGTACAAAAATCCGTCGATTGGTGTATGAAATATGATATCCCACATTATACATCAAATAGTTCGAATATTTTTTTAATGTAATGTACATAAATGAAGTCGTATAGTTTAACTCATAACACATAAATTTTTATTACGTTTTGATTTCTCTGAAACACAGGTCATTTTATTATTTGTAGATATTGGATATTTTGTATTTGGATAACCTAATTGGTCTTTCACTGTATATGGGTCTTCTGAAACACCATATGACATTGCATTTGCTGCGGCAATTCCTAATGGGGTTCTCAACGTATTTGCCGCAGTCGTAATTGTATCGTATTTTTTACGTAAAAGTCTAGCACTCGCAGATACTGCACCTTGTTGTGCGAATTTCGAATTGCTTGGTTTATAATTCATAGCAGTATAAGTAGGATATATAGAATGCGGTATATTAGACGTAGATTGTATGCTTGATGGTATTGATGTAGATTTTGCATCATAATAATTATAATCACCAACTGAAAATCCCAATATGTTTTGTATTCCTGTATTAGGTATTATAAAATATGGCATATAACGAGTTATGTCCGCCGTATTTATAGTAACATTATTTGTATTATCTTTAAACTTATTTATATATGTGGCATTATTCGCATTGGCAGATTGCAATAATACTTTATTGTTTATATTATCATAACCTATTGTTAATAATTGTACATTATATACACTTGCAATATTAACTAAATACGTACCATTTATAAAGAGTTGCGCATTAAATGCAGATACAAAAGAATCGAATTTATATGAACCTATTGGTATAGTAACCGTATAGGTAGTCCCATTTATCCATACATATCTGAATGTATTATTATTCGCAGTAATATTAATATAATCGCATGTAGATAATCCACCAGTAGTATAAATATTCGTGGGTGCGGCATTTGGTCCAGGTTTAAGTGATGGATTCCCTTTTCTTAAGAATGCAAATTCATTCGTTGAATAAGATAAATTACGACTAATCAAATATTGACTAGTATTTGCACAATAGGAGGGTACCATTTTATTCGGATTATATACGCGTTTAATCATACCCGCGCTTCGCACTCGTTTTCTAGCATTACACGCTTGGTCTGTTATACATGTTTGATTCGTACAATTCGTTTTACACATACCCGGCAATTCAGTAGTATTATTCGGTATTGTAAATTCAACCGTATCACATATTCCTATAGGACTCTTGGATTTGGATGAAATTACGGTAGACCCAGGCATATTGATATAATCGATTTTATTGGAAATGCGGCGATTGCTTAAAAAACTAGGGGGAGTCGAAATATCCTTGTTATTTGCACCATATACGGCAAGTTCTCTACGGAAAATTTGTAACGGAAGTGCCTTACGTAATTGATTAGGTTTAAGAATCGTCGCATTGTTTTTATTGAGTTGTATAGCAGTCGAAACTTGGGTAAATGTTCTCCCTTTCCATGGAAAATACGTTCTTGTCATATAAAAAATATTTGCATATGAATTCGACATATATTATGTTATTATACTAAAATCCTGTATTATAAAATAAATAACATAAATAGATTTTTATAATATTTTATAGAAGTGATGAATATTATTATACCCTACGAAAAGTTCGACCCTACCCATATTTTTTTCCTAGAAAAACGACCAACCAATTTTCGAGAACCGATTTCATCTATAGAAAGTGAGAAATGGCAGAATATGAATAAAACGGCAACTGGAAATTATACCAAAATCATTTATTCTACTAAATATTTTTCAATGAATGGCATTTATTTATCCTTTCCTATAATACCTTTAACTATACATAAAAATTATATTTCTATTTCTGTATTTGACCTTTCGGAAGAATTTCTAACCTATATGAGAACCATAGAAACAAAGTGTCTCGAATATTATTCGGAATTTTATTCTATAAATAAAAAAAAACGCCCGGTATATCATCTCATGCATCAAATACAAACCGGAAATATAAAATACTATAAAGAAAATCATGGGTCAAAAACATATATTAAAATTTCTGGAATATGGGATACAGAAATAGAATACGGCATTACATATAAAATAATTATGGGGTAAAGTCATATAAAATAATTAAAATATTATTCTATATGACAAGCAAAATACCGAAAATATTGCATCAAATATGGATTGGCGAAAAAAGTCCACCTATAAATTTGATGGAAACATGGCGGCAAAAACATCCGGATTTTGAATATATTTTATGGAATGAAGACGAAATTCTGCGTCGCAGATTAGAACTATCATGTCTACGCGAAATAAATATAATGAATGAGATAAATGGTAAAGCCGATATTATTCGATGGGAGATTCTATATAAATATGGGGGGTATTTTGTAGATGCCGATTCTATTTGTATAGAGCCTTTCGATTCCTTTTTCGAGAACCAAACCGCTTTTGCCACATATGAAAATGAAATTGTTCGTAAAGGATTAATTGCGACTGGCACAATGGGATTTATCCCGAATCATCCTTTATGTCGGGATGTTATTGAGTGGATAAAGACACCAGAAGCAGAAGAAAAAATACGGAATTTTAGAGCATGGGTTAGTGTAGGACCAGCGCTTTTGACAAATATGCTAGAAACGAAGAAATATCCGGATTTCGCGATATACCCTAGTTATTGTTTTTTACCAAACCATTTTACAGGTCCTAAATATGAAGGTCATAAAAAAGTATATGGATATCAAGAATGGGGAACTGCGAAACAATCGTATGATACTATGAATAACGTGGTTTTGCCCGCGGAATTTGCGGAGCCGTCCGTTTGGGTTTCTGTATTAGTCACTAGTTATAATACGAATTCTTCCTATATTCACGAATGCCTTCAATCCATACGTAATCAAAATGGGTATTTCGGTATTGAATTAGTATGGGTAAACGATGGGTCAAATAAAGAATATACAGACGAATTAGAACGCGAATTAGACTGGTTTCGAAATAATACTCGATTTTGTAGGGTCATATATAGTAATTTACAGACAAATCATCGCACTGCATATGCATGTAATCGCGGTCTGCAATTATGCACATGCGAATTAGTATTCAAAATGGATTCCGACGATATTATGTTACCTGACCGCATAAAAATACAAATGGAATATATGAATAAAAATCCCAATAATGTATGCTGTGGGACAAATATTCGTACGTTCTCGAATCCCGATAGTGAGAATCTATTGATAAAGAAATTCGGCAATATTACAAATCATCCTTCAAAAATAGAGTGGGAATCATTCTATATGACACGTCCAGATTGGTTTATTAATCACCCTACATTATGTTATCGTAAATCTGCAGTATTAGAAATTGGCGGTTATAACGAAAATGATAAACGATTAGATATTATTCATGATTATGATTTAATGATTCGACTAATGAAAAAATATGGAGCCTTATATAATTTACCATATGTGCTTTTGTATTATAGACTTCATCCAAACCAATTGACACATGGGCTACAATCATTTTCCGAAGAAAATATCATTCTTATAAATGATATTATCGAAAATGCAAATGTCATATAGGTGTATATCAGAATGTGCTAAATAAATGAATTTATACCAGTGAAGATTTCACTTCGTATCTATTCTTCAAGGGTTTAAAATATCATGCCCATTCTTCCTTTGCGTTTTTGTTGTCCGTTACGAAAAAAAGGAATCGGACCACTCCTCATATCATGTACTCTTGTTAGCGTGGGATTTTCTTCTATTCCTGTAGTAAATTCATGAACATTTAAAAATCCAGTTTCTTCTATAAAACTGGTTGTAATATTTACTACGTTTTGGAGTCCTTCATTCATATTTTGATAATCTAAATCGTTTATAAATCTATCATATTCACCTTTATTTACTAGACGTTCTAAACCATCCTTCAATTGTAAAATATTTTTATCCATCATAGGGTAAAACTGTGAACGATCTATTGGTATGTTCATTATTTTTGCTCTTGAATTAAGCAGATTATCTTCATATCCCCATGCCCAATAATTAGGGAATCCATTCATTTTTTCGAAATCTTCACCTTTAATAGATACGATTCCTCCTAGTGCAAAATGAAACCCGTAAAAATGTTTTATAACTCCTATTTGTGTATCATAATTTAAAAAATTCTTGTTATATGGCATTGTGTCTATATCATTAAACACAAAAGTTATGTTTTTATAATGTTCGGGATAGTCTTTTCTGATATAAAGGAATCCAATATTTTTCATTGCACCACGATTGAAACTACGATTATCACATTGGTGTATATATAATATTTTAGAATTCGGAACGTCTTCTAATATATGTTTCATATGTGTTTTAAAAAAACGATATTGCTGTTCGCGGTCTCTATATGGCACTATAAAAACGATTTTTGGGATGGATGATGATTCTGCTGCTGGTTCTTCAATGACTTCTGCTGCTGGTTCTTCCATGACTTCTGCTGCTGGTTCTTCCATGACTTCTGCTGCTGGTTCTTCCATGACTTCTGCGGCTGGGTTTTCTTCAATAATAATGTTTTGAAAATTTGTATCATCTTCTTTATAAATATCTTCGTATCCGAATTCAGTATTCTCTAATTGAGCATTCTCTAATTCAGCATTCTCTAATTGAGCATTCTCTAATTCAGCATTCTCTAATTCAGCATTCTCTAATTCAGCATTCTCTAATTCAGCATTCTCTAATTGAGCATTCTCTAATTGAGCATTCTCTAATTGAGCATTCTCTAATTGAGCATTCTCTAATTCAGCATTCTCTAATTCAGCATTCTCTAATTGAGCATTCTCTAATTCAGTATTCTCTAATTGAGCATTCTCTAATTGAGTATTCTCTAATTCAGCATTATCTAATTCAGCATTATCTAATTGAGTATTCTCTAATTCAGTATCACTCATATAATATAAAAAAAGATATAAAATAAAATTAATTATACAATCCTAAATGTATTTTTGAATAATAGACACAGGCAATAAATCATGTTTCATCGCATCCAATTTACGATTACATTTATTTATCGTAACCTCTGTAACCCCAGTTATAGCCTTTATCTCTATCTTACTAATATTCAAATTGCAATTTTGTGAAATAAAGAAAATAATCCCCGACGCAATCGATTGAGGCGCATTATCCGTTATCATATTATTTGACTCTATTTTACATGCAATAAATTTAGCCAGCATTGTCAATTCGTGATTTATATTCAATTTACTACAAAATCGCTCTATAAATGAACTAGGTAATGTGGTATGTAAATTTGTCTGTTTGACCAATTCCTCTTTTCTCTCAATATTATTCAAAATATTAACAGCCATTGAACATCCATTCGTAGCACTCGTTTTGTCTAAATGAAAAATCTCCGCTATTTCATGCGCTGTCCTAGGACATTCATTTACACGACAAGAAATATATATAGATGCAGCTTTAATACCATCACGATTCAAACCGCGAAACATTTTTTGTTCCGAAATATCTTTATGTATCGTCATCGCATAATCTATGAAAATTTTAGGTATTCCCGCATTTTGCGCCATTACTGTAATAAATTGAAATTCCTCGAATAATGCCTTTTCTTTATGCGGTACAGATTGCCATTCAGTCCATTGTCCTATACGTCTCATCTCACGCGATGCTTTAGAAGTACAAATTACTTTACAACCGAATGAGGATTCCATTAAAAGAGGATTTATCGGATTTCCACAGCGGGTAGGGTCATTCGTATTTTTATCATCCGCCCCATAAAATCGCCATTCAGGCGAGTAATCCAATGTATCCTTATATATGACCCCACATTCTGGATTCGAACAAGTCGGAAATCCGTCTTCCATAATAAATAATACATAATGACAAAGATGGCATGTTCCAGATTCGTCCACTTTGCTTTCATCTTCAATGATTTGCGATTCTTTATAATCTTGGTCGTAAATTTTCCATATTTGCGATTTATCCATATTCGATAAATTCACTCTATTCTTCTTTGTTCTATTTGATTTCATTCTTCTATGAATTGTATAGGAATGTTTTTATATTTTTTAACTCAATCAATTTTATATCTATTTATATATTAGAAACCTTGTTAAATGAACTTGCAAAAAATGGGTAAAAGTTTTGGAATAAATCCAAATGTATTTTTATCTTTATTGCCTGCGAAAATGAGAGTTAACTTACTAAATAATGATAAAAAAGAAGAAGAAGAAACTAAAATAACCGAAAAAGACTTGAAATTAAATGGTGAAGCGATAGGATTCATAGATAAAGCATTTCAAAGCATTGGGGATATAAAAGCACAAGATAGATTTATTCTTGATATATATAAACCTGCTATCACTAGTTTATGTGAACATATAAACAAACCATCTACTTCTGAACCTATCGCTATAGATAAAAAAATAAAAGAACAATTACAAAAAACGATAAATGATAAATTGCAATCTGTACCATTATTTGACAATAGATTATATTTACCATTAAAAACAGATAGAACATTGTCAAGAAAAGTTTGTAAAACAGGCTATTTTAAATCCGGTTATTTGAGTAAATTTAATTTTGAACAGCCTATATCTGAATCCACTCAAATAGATTTTTTTATTATTGTTTTATTATATCCAATATTTAACGATCCAACCTTTTTGAAAAAATTCGAATCATTGTATCAAGATGCAGAAGAGCTTCTCCTAAAAAAAAAACAGAGAGAAGAGGAGGATACAAAAGAAATTTTAAGATACATGAAAGATAAATATACAAAAGATACAAAAGATAATCAATTAATAAAAGGCGGCGATTCAACTCTTGAATATAAAGAACATATGGATAAAGAAAAATCACCATATTCAGAGAAATTACTTTCAAATGGAGAAAAAATAGAAACAAAATATGATAATGCATTAAAAATGGTTACGCCTATAGCACAAACACAACTTGAGTATACTACATATCCCTTTTTAAACTCTTTTATGACATTACCGACTGTTTATAATACTATAATACCACTACTATTATTTACCGACCCAGAAGATAAAGAATTTTCTAATAAATTTGTGGATTGTGGAACTAGTTATAATATCATACATAACGGGAATAACTTTTTTTTGAATATTATCACAAAATATAGAAAATCGGGGGGAAAAGAAACTGTCTCCGAATTTATTCAATCCTATTTGAATAAACACAAAATTCTAGGGAAAGTCATGGATGAGGTTTCTGTAGAAGGAGGATTTCCTATAAAAAATAGAATCACAAAAAAAAAGAGGGGAGGTTCATTAAGTCCAAATAAATCAGATTTTTATATAGATGATTTTTTCGAAACATTACAGAGTCAATATATAAGCAATTTCGGAGAAATGGTGAAAAATAGTTCATTAGAAGAAAAATTGTTTGATATAATTCATCCTGCAGAATTGAAAAAAATGGCCAATGCATCAGATTCATTATATGACCTTGTTTTCGAATCGTTTTTTACTTCTAATTCACCACATAATAATACATTTAAATTAATGCGAAATATACTTATGATTTTTAATATGAATACATCAGATATAAGAAATAAATTGGAAAGTGAGATGGAAAAAAGAAAATCTTCTCTCGCAATTTTTAATGTATCCGAATTAAGAACAGAAATAACAAAGAAAGTAAATATAAAGGAAAAATTACCTGAATTTTCTGGTTGTAAAAATGCATTACCAATGAGTGAAACGACAGATGGTACAAATAAAGACGAAACAGAAGCAATTCGTCCAAAGAGTGCGGTAGAAACTTTTTCGAAAAGTTTATCAGGATTATCAAGTGTTACAGGATTATCAAAAAGTTTATCAAAAAGCCTACCAGGATTATTATCAAAAAGTGTATCGGGTGGTAGGCAAATATCAACATACAAAATTCGTACCAAATACAAATCTCTATCTGGTAAAGATAAAAGAAAAACATATAAAAAATCAAAGAAACACGGTTATGTGAATAAAAAAACGCGTAAAATAATTGGAGGTATGTCATTAGAAGAGCGTCTTAAACAATTAGAAAAAACACTTTTACAAAAATATGACAATAATACAGCACCAAATAACAAGAATACAGCACCAAATAACAAGAATACAGCACCAAATGATAATAATACAGCATCAAATGATAATAAATCAGCATCAAATGATAAAAATACAACATCAAATGATAATAAATCATTAGGAGACCCATCTGAAATTTTCCAAGAAAAAATTATAAAATCACAAATATATGAATCATATAAAAAAAGTGGACATAGTCTAGAAGGATTAATAGAAACCAAAATAGAGGAATTATTAAGTATTCCAGAAAATTCTACAGAAGCCAGTTTTAAATATCGTAAAATACCTAATTTAAGACCAAAGATAGAAAATAAATTATTATATTTCTTATATGACGCAATAAATAGTGTAACAATCACTAGTAAAACAATCATTTTAAAAATGTGTCAAGATATTATTAATATTTTTCTAGGATATATGACAGAAAACTATGTAGATGAAATCGTATATTGTTGTATTAAAGATAATGAATTTATAGTATAAAGTTAGGAACGAAAATAATAGAACTGAAGCGCATGAATAATTCCTAACTAAACGTAACTCTCTTTTCCAACTTTTCTAAAATATCAGTGCTATACACCAAATTTCCAGTAGGTTTATATTTATCAATCGGTGTATACTGTTTCCCGTCTTTTTTCATCGTTTTCGTTTCTTCTTCTTCCTCTTTTTTCTCTTCCAATACATTCCCTTTTTCATCCACTACTATTCCCGTTTTCTTTTTGAATTCGGCCCTCGCATATGAGGGTATCCAATTTTCCCACGAAACAAATAGAGTATTTGGATGCATATATCTAGTAAAAAATCCGTTTTCTTCCAATTTTGCCACTAGGAACCCAATACAATGCCCCTTATCATAAGTAGGTTCTCCAAATATATATTCCGGAACAGTAAACCAAATAAATTTATCATTCATCTTATTCCGACCCGTATGTGTAATCCGGCGATGTATTCGATTCAGAATTTTATTAAAAATCGAAAGCTGTTTCAAATCCCGTTGGTGTTTTTTTTCATATAATTCGTCAATATTGATTTTACGTTGTGCTTCTTTATCGTCGACATATAAAAAACAAGACATAATATTTTATATCGATAAAATATTATCAGACATTTACCATATAGATATATTTTCAATAGAATTATATGACAGAAGAAAAAAAACAATTACGACATATTGTTATATCAGGCGGACATATATGGGGATTACATGCATTAGGCGTCATCCATAAATGCATAGAAGAAAAAATCATCGACCTTCATCAAATAAAGTCTATGCATGGCACTTCTATTGGTTCTCTGATAAGTGCTATTCTCGCATTAAAACCCGATATGAAAGATATTGCCGATTATTTTATAAATCGGCCATGGCATAATCTGATAAATAAATACGAATTATCGCCATTGGGATTATATAATTCGAATGGTCTTTTAACCTGCGAATTCATAAATGATATTTTGAGTCCTATATTGAAATCGCACGATATTTCTATGGATATCACATTAGAAGAATTCTATAATGAAACCGGAGTAGAATTATATGTCTATACGACGGAATTAAATGAATATGTGACAGAATGTTTATCATATAAAACTCATCCCGAATGGCGTCTATTAGATGCTATATATGCATCTTGTGCTTTACCTATTCTCTTTAGACCATATTTCCGAGAAAATAAATGTTATATTGATGGTGGTATACTAATGAATTATCCATTAGAAAAATGTATAGATTTATATGATAATGACGAGATTTTCGGTATTCCGATAGGCAAGATGATGGAGGAAGAAATAACATTAATAAATGAAAATACAAATTTCGCGGACTATATATCTACTATATTTATGAAAATACTTTTTAAAACTTTGCTTTTTCCAAATAATCATAATTATAATATACCGTATGAAGTAAAATTATATGCTCATTCAACATCAATTGACTATATAATCAATTTCTTGACTTCCGATGAAGAGAGAAAACATGTATATAATTATGGATATGACCATATGAGTAAATTATTAGAAGAGGATGAATTATGGAAAAATAAATTACTGGAACATAAACCTATTCATTCAGAACCGAATTGATAAATGTTTCTAAATTGGTTTCTGTCACCTTCGCATCGAAATCGACCGTATAAGTATCTTTGGTCATTTTAATCGTAGGATAAGAGTCTATTCCGAAATTACGAATAATATCAGCAATAGGAATAGGAGTGGGGTTTTTATTTGTATCATAATCTGTTCCGTCATATGCTTTATAATTTGTTATTACTACATCTCCGTTATCTGTCGTACAATCTATATCAATGCAATTTACAGTGTATCCATTAATTACCTTTTTATCATTATTGGATTTGAAATTCTTCCATTCGGGTTTGGCTTTTTTACAATGAGGACACCAATCCGCATAGAAAAAATAAATATCTGCGTTATTCGAACGGTCATTTGCATTTGCTACATCGGCATGGTCTGAATTTTTTTTTATTGGTATATAATATTTATTGTACATATACGACCCAGCGTATATGAAAAAGGCAACAATAAGAATAATAACTGCATATTTTATATAGACTTTTGTTTTCCCATAAATATATTGAACCAAGTTTGCCATATAAAAATCTATTATATTTTATTTATTCATTATTTTCTTAAACTCTTTTATATGATATTTACAGAAAAGGAGTATGAAAGTGGCGATGGAATGCTTACTAGTGTATGGGGACCTAGTATGTGGCATTTTCTACATACTATGAGCTTTAATTATCCTATAAGACCGTGTTGTAGAGAGAAACAGAATTATTATGATTTTATTCTGAATCTGCGGAATATTCTACCCTGCGGAAAATGTAGAGAAAATCTACACAATAATTTCAAAAAACTCCCTTTGAAAAAATCGGATATGGCGTCTAGGGTCTCTTTCTCGCGATATGTTTATAACCTCCACGAATTAATCAATGATATGCTAAATAAGAAGTCGGGGCTTTCCTATGAAGATGTTCGAGAACGTTATGAACATTTTCGCGCGAGATGTACGAAATCCAAGCGAGAAGTAAGGTCACGTATATTAAAAATGAAGAAAATGAAGAAGTTGGAAAAGGGTTGCACAGAACCCCTTTATGGGGAAAAGGCAAAATGTGTATTGCATATTGTTCCACAAACGGAGAAATGCCCTACATTTCAAATACATAATAAGACTGTAAAACGTAAATCATTGAGAATCTAATTGTCAAATAAAAAATAAAAAGTTTATATATATTTGCATTGTAAATGGATACCATAAAACATACATCTAATTTTACCACATCTTATGATATTTCCGGTTCTCAACTACCAATGAAAAAAATGACACCTTTTTGGTCACAGGACCCGAATATTATTTTTGATAAAGAACAAATATTCCAATTTTTTCCTACAGATAGCATGGATTATAATGCCAAATTAAATGCAATTTCGAGAACTATTATTATTCTCACCGTTTTTACATTCGCATTTACCCGTAGTTTAAGAATATTGGTCGTAGGCGCAATTACATTATTCGCCATCTATTTACTATTTTACTATAAGACAAAGGATAGTGCGAGAACGAATTCGAAAAAAATGGAAAATTTCACTGATGCAGGTTTATCCATAATAAACGATTTATCAATACCTTCCGATTTAGTGAATACATTTGATACGCCAAATCCGTCGAATCCATTCACAAATGTAATGTTACCCGATTATGATTTTAACCCGAATAAAAAACCTGCGCCCCCGTCATATAATGTGGATGTGAATGCTAATATTCTAGATTCAGCGAAAGAGATGGTCAAATTATCAAACCCAGGACAGCCAGATATTTCCGATAAATTATTCAAAGATTTAGGAGAACAACTAGAATTCGAACAATCTATGAGACAATTCTATTCGAATCCTGGTACGACGATTCCTAATGACCAAACCGCATTCGCAGAATTCTGTTATGGTAGTATGATATCATGTAAGGAAGGTAATCTATTCGCATGCGCACGTAATTTAGATAGGTATCAGAATTAGTAGAGGGGGGCATTTGTCATATAGGAATATTTTCTATATGACCTTCACTGCAGTTATCAGTTACTAGTTTGAATGTAGTAATCTATTTGATTGATTTATATGAATGAAAAGGTGTATATGTAACTAGTTGAAAGGGGAGGGGGGTTTATTGAGAACTTTATTCCCTTCTATATATAATATAACAAGATGTTAAATAGTTATTATTTTAATAATAGTACAGGAATAGGCGATGATATAACAAACCAAACCCAACGGGATTTGCAAAATACGAAATTTAATAACTATATCGTATCTAACTTTTTCAGCGAAAAAGTATCCGATGAGCAAATACATTTCGCTACTTCGCAGCCGACTATGATGCTAAATGCGGATAATGGAATATCGAGTTCTGTCATAAATGAATATTCGAATATTATCTTGGGAAGCGAAGAAAGACCTTTAGAAAAAATAATGTTGATGCCCCGCCCCTTTTTGACCGTGCCTTATTTAGGAAAAGGGTCTTGTGACCCTACTTTAGAATCACAATTATTACAGGGCGAATCCGTTTCAGACCGTAAATCTATTACGAATTTGAGTGAAGTAACCTATATGGATATTAATCAATATCCTATGCATGACGAAATCCGAAGTACCGTGAATAACCCGAGTTATTTAGTCGAAGAATCGGCGATGAATGGATGGATACGCGGAGGTGTCTCCACTAGAGATAAACCTGTATCTTAAACCCTTGAAGAATAGGATATTTCACTGGCATAAATGCGTTCTATTTTATAACTATTATAAAATATAATTCTAATATATAAAATGCAAAATAGTATAGCCGATTCTGCAGCCCCTTATTCCGGTGGTAATCAACAACTACAACAACAGCAACAGCAACAACAAAGTGGTGGAAGCTCATTGCAGAGCCAGAGCCAGAACCAGAGCCAGAGCCAGAGCCAGAACCAGAACCAGAGCCAGAGCCAGAATGAGAGTCAAGGTGGCCGAAGAAGGCGAAAGCGAAGCCAAAAAAAGAGAGGCGGAAAGAAGAAGAAGGGGTCCAGAAAGAGGAGGGGGTCCAGAAGAAGATAGATAAAAATAATATAGATAAATTAACCTATATTATTTATGTTTAGGAATCCCGTCGACCAATATACAAATAATACAGAATATAGAGAGGCATTACGCGACTTTTTTGCAATGAAACCAGATAAAAATAATATTCCTACAGGAATAGACGAAGAATCATACGACGAACTTTTATATGATACCAATGCTGTACAAATAGGCATGGATAAAATATTTAACGATACAAAATGTCATATAGAATTTATTAATCTATATTTACGCGCTGCCTCTTCCATGTTATCGGAAGATTTAGAAACAGGACTGGCTATATGTCTTTGTTATGACCATTTCTATAAATTCGCGAATTACATAAGGGGATTTTATGAGAATTTCGAGAACTGGAAATCGGAAGGGCTAGATAATCCCCTTTATAAAGAGTTAATGGATGTCCTATAGAAATATCTTCTATTTGAATTCTATATGGCATCTACTAGAAATAAAAATACACCGGAGAATTATGCTGCAGAACGCTGGGAATTAGAACGTCAAGTATCATATAGAGATTATGTTCATGCTGGGAATGGTCGTCCTATAGAATCTATGTTCTCGGGGGATGGACTATTAATGGGGCGTATAGTACCCACCGAGTTATCTACGAATACGGTTGATATCGAGAGTTTTTTATATGGTGTTGGTTCTACGAATCTGGTTCAGCCATTACCGCCGGTATATGCGTCATTGAAACCGCTGAAATCTTTATCTATGATAGATAAGACGCCTCTTATAATGCCCGAGAACTTGGCGATAGAGCCATATCAGAGACCATTGCCTAGTTAGAGGGGGTATATACTCTGGCTGTAAATCGTTTATTATTATGGCGTTTCTTTTTGAAAGTAATATTTTTCGGTTTTTTCTTTTTTGTCATTTCGTCTGGTTGAATAAATAAGTTGAAAATATCTATCAAATTATTTATTTCGTTTTCTTTGTTTTCTTTGTTTTCTTTGTTTTCTTTGTTTTCTTTGTTTTCTTTGTTTTCTTTGTTTTCTTTGTTTTCTTTTATTAAAATAGGTTTTCTGTCTTCTTCTATAGAAGAATCTTCATCCTCTTCTTCTATTTCTATTTCTTCACTTTCTGAATCAATCGTTGAAGTTCTCGAATCTAATTCTAGAGAAGAATCCTCGTCGCTTCCTATAAAAGAAGATTCTGAACTATATGATATATCTTCTTCTTCTTTTTCTTCTTTTTCTTCTTGATTTTTTTCGTTTTCTTGGTTCTCTTCTATTTTTTCTTCTTTTTTATCGATTGTTTGAGAACCACTTTTTATAATACGCAATTTTTCTAATATGGAGTCTTTCGATGTTTTTTCGAAGGGCAATGCATCGAGTGGTGCAAAATCTACCATCGCATAATTCATATGAGGATTATATGAACCATTCTCGAGAACTTCGATAGGAACTTTTATGATTGCTTGTATATATTTTTTCATATGTCGTTAGGTTATATTCGTAAATCATTTCTATATGTTTATCTAAAATAAAGTTTTTTATTATGTTGCTGCTACTTGTTGTTGTTGTTGTTCTTTTACATTTTCTAACTCTGCTTTTATGTCGTTAAAATTACCAGTTAATAATGAATTACGTAATTTTTTTATTAATTGCGCATTAGAGTCATTAAGATTAATACCATCTGGAATTTGAATATTTTCATTTACTTGATAACAAGTCAAATCTGTAGGATGAAATTTTTTATATTCATTTTTTTTTTCTTTCAATAAAACGACTCCTTTGTTGTTTTTTGTACGGACCATTTTTGTTTCTAATTTTACCTTTTTTAAATCATACATTTTTTTACATTTATATAAAAATTTTTGATGTGTTTCTTTATCTGTTTCTTTATCTTCCTCTTGGTCTTTTGGTTGAGATTTTAATTCTTTTGTTTCTGCATTATTATGAAAATATATTATGCCATTCACGTATTTGATAAATGTATCAAAGTCTTTATTAAAATCTTTTTCTTCAAATGTTTCAAATTTTTGTCCATTTATTTTTTTTTTTAATTCTTTTGTATCTAAAAACATTTCATAAATATGTTTCGATTGTACATGTCCTTTATGAAAATGTGTTTTATAATAATTCCATTCTTCTTTTAAAATAAAATTTATTAAATCTATATATAATTCTCTTGATTCAATTAAATCTGATGTTGATTCTAATATTTTACCATTATTATTCGCATGATATTTTTTTTCTTTATTTAAAGAACCAAAAAAAGTCTTTATTTTTTCTTTTTTTTTTATATCAACTTTTTGAATACGTCCAAAATCAATTATATATGTATAAGGTTTAGAATCTGTTTGTAATTTATTATATAAAGCACCATTAGAATCCCCTATATATATATTATATTTATTTTTTTTTACTTCATTTGCTTTACTATAAACCATAATATTATTTTTATGTAAATCGACATGTATAAAAGATTCATGACCATATATTGGAGTTACAATATTCAACATTAATAATATTTTAAAAAAAAGATTTGCATATAATTTTATTTTATTTTCTTCTCCTCCTCCTACTTTCTTTTCTTTCTCTTCTTCCTCTTCTTCCTCTTCTTGTTCCTCTTCCTCTTCCTCTTCCTCTTCCTCTTCCTCTTCCTCTTCCTCTTCCTCTTCCTCTTCCTCTTCCTCTTCCTCTTCCTCTTCCTCTTCCTCTTC